TTTCTTCTTCTGCAATCATAAGCGATTCTAATATCTTACCGCAATGTTTTTGAAATTGTTTGTCAGTAGTACGAAGATCAGCTATAGTTGATTCAACTATTTTTACATGATATTTGAGTTTACCTTCTGAAAGTTTTATGTTTCCGTAATAGAACTCTGTGCCGGCATATTTGCCGGCCAGAATCCTTACATTCCAAAACTTTTCATCACCACTTGCTTCACATAATTCATAATCTATTTTTTCAAGTAACATCATCAACCTCGTCAATATTAAAATCAACTACCTTTGTTGCTGCTATACTAAAAGTATTCTTAATATATTCTGAAAAATCGGTTTCAGTAAAGATTGGATCCCAAAATTCTTTTGTAAGAGTTTTATCTAATCTGACCTTTTGGCCAATAAACTCTCCAGTATCTCTATCAATGCGCTGATACCAGCCATTATTAGGCTTAACAACATAATTACCATGCATAGCAATATCCAAAAGACCACTATACTCCATGACACCACCTTCCCAACTAACTGAGATAGGAATTTTCGACTTTTCTCTAACATATCTGCTCTTTTCTACATTAATAACAAAATCATAACCAGTTACTTCAGTGCCTTTTTTGTTTTGACGGCGACCAATAATAAAGATTGTATTTGCTGAATAATAAATTCCTGTGCCGCCAGATACAATCGCTTTAGGAAATAAACCAATTTCTTGATATGTATGATTGATTGCAATCAATGGTATGTTTTTCATTTGAAGATATGGAGTACACATACGGAATAATGATTTCAATTGTTTTGCTCGAGACATATCAGCGACTGATTTTTCATTCATCGCATCATCAAGCTCTTTTTTCGAAGCAAGGTTACCGATTGAATCGATCATAATAATTACTTTATCATCACGGTCAATTTCTTCAAGCTGAGATACAATATCAAATTTTAGTTCTTCAACGTTTGTAATTGGCGTATGAAGAACACGACTTGTATCAATATTATATTGCTCAAAGTAAGATTGAGGTGAACCAAACTCTGAATCATAAAAGAGAATAACAGCTTCTGGGTATTTCTTTAAATATGCAGAAGCCATAATGAGACCAAATGAAGTTTTGAAATGCTTGGAAGGACCGGCAAGCACTGTCAAACCTGGCGTTAAGCCACCTTCAACATCACCTGAAAGAGCAGCATTGATCATCGGTACATCAGTTTGTATAAATTCTTTTTCAGTAAAGAACTTTGATTCAGCAAGAACTTCGGACGTTTTGATTTTACTATTTTTCTTCAGTTTTGACATAATTGACATATTATATTTCCTTTAATTATTTTGTTCTATATCATTATACAACATATCGACATCATTGTAAATAGATTTTGGAAAATCAAGTAAAGATTTTTTGTCAGCAACATATTCTTTAATTCTCATGCAAATATATCCTCTAAATTAAATGAATTCTCAGGTTCACCGATAAAATGTTGGGTTTTATCGATAATATCTTTGTACACATCCACTGCATCGCAGTGAGACTTCCAAAATTCATATGATTTCTCCCTCCATTCATTCCGTAATCCTGAATCCTTAGATAGTTGTACGATAATTTCCGCATTATCTTGATAACTACCTGAGGATTTCTCTAGGAAAACAGTTCCACTATCATCACATTCAATCACTGGTTTACCGATCTTATTGTGAATGATATTCTCTCCAAAGTGTTTGTGGAAAATAGGTATTGTACCACCACCAATGCAATCTGCATGACAGTATTCGATATTAGCACCGTATTGTTCTGGTTTCAGATGATATAAATCTGAACCAAATGCTGACAGGCTCATACGTTCCATCATTTCATGGTGTGTATAGCCTGGATATAAGTAGGCGCCATTATTGTTTTTCTCAGCGCCATATTCGAAATCACCCGTTTCTCCGTATTCTTTTTCAGGGCGAAATTTATTTACAACTTCCCATCGTGTTGATGGGTCATTAATATTTTCATAGAGGATACCCTTGTATCCGATAGATGCTTCTAAACCTTCAAGAATTGTAATAAATCCACGATCCTTCAATTGTTTCTGATGAAAGTCAATGAGGATTTGTGGACCCTTCCAACCAGCTGAACGACCAACCCATCTAATTAGATTACTTTGTTGGTCTGCTGTAGGTTTCCAATACTTCTTACGATTTTCTTCGAAATTATAACCTACACCAGCAGTTGTAATAGGTTTTTGTACACCATTCTTACGAACCCATTGTGAAAATGGATTTGTAACTGAGTGAGTCATAATCACATCAAGTTGTTCAAGTACTTCTTTTAATTTTGCATTGCGGTTGATAGATTGAATGTTGTGGTCTACTTGCACAATAGACTTACGAACTTTGATATGCTTTAACATATCGATAAAATTGTCTACGCATTCTTCAGGGTGACTTTTTGATGGTACACTAAAGACAATACAAGCATCACATTGATTAATTCTATCAATGACTTCTGTGCATGTCATTAAATCTTCAAACTTACGCGATTTCTTACTGATTTCATTCCAATCAGAACCACGGAAATAATTGACATCGAACTGCATAGAGTTTTGGCGTGGCCATACTTTGTCCATTGTAGCAAAGACTTCAACTCCCATGAGCTTTTGAAACTCTACTACATTTTTAGTTACGCCGCAACCTTCTACACCACGACCCATGAGAACTGCAATTTTATTCATTTTTTCCTCTTTCAAGATTATATTGGTCTAAACACATGTCTTCGATACTCTTAGTCAAAGAGATGAGTGGTGATAGTTCATCTACAACAGATGATACAGCATCACCTACACGCCTTGGTCCTTCAACTATATTAAAGTCAATGCCTGTGACATCTTTCATTGTTTTTATGACTTCTCTTACAGAGAAACCAGTGTTAGAACCAAGACACTCATATGGAGTATTTCTTGGTTTTGTTGTAGCGGCTAATACAATCGCATTTGCTAAGTCCACAACATGCACGTAATCACGAATACATGTACCATCGCGTGTATCATAATCCGTGCCATGAATTACCATTTCGTTTCGTTTTCCACAAGCCACTTCAGCTGCAACACGAATAAGATGTGATGCTGGACCAATTTGCCTTTGTACACCATTAGAACCTGAAACATTAAAGAACCTAAAGATAGTGTAACCATCAGAATTTTCTTTGATTACATCCTCAGCACAAACTTTTGATCTGGCATAAGGTGATGCCATCTCCCATGCAGCCGATGTAGAAGCAAAGATAATATGATCTGTTTCAATATTATCAACTATGTTTTTGGTGCCATTAATATTTGTGTTATAGTAACTTGAGGGATACTCCATGCTCAATGGTACAACAGATAAACCACCTAGATGCACAACAGAATCGTATTCTCCAAAAACATCTTCAGCGATTGTTACATCAACATCATTAAATTCATTTAAGTATGATTTGACATCATTATGGTCATCGTTATAAATGTTAATATCCCACCCTTCAATCCAATGACCCTGATCTGCAAGAATTTTTACTACATGAGAACCAATATAGCCATTACAACCTGTTACCAATACGCTAGACATTTAAGTATTCCTTTTCAATAGCACGTTTATATCGTAAATTTGAGCATTCTGTTTTCATTTTGATTTCCTCTATAATACTTCTATATCAATTGATGCTTCTTCAAACATTTGTTTTGTTAATTCGAAAGATTTTTTCCATTTAGGACTATCTTTGTCGGTCGAAGCTTTACTTACCACAATATGTTTAATGCCAACCTGAATAATTGCTTTTGCGCATTCGTTACAAACAGGTAAACCATGAACAAAAAGATAAGCTCCATTCAATGCTGCCCCATTTTGAGCAGCGTTATATATTGCATTTGCTTCTGCGTGAACCACATATTTTAATTTATCTTCACGTTTTGCATATCGTTCCATATCATCAAAGACTCCACGTGGAAATCCATTATAACCTTGAGATATGACTCTGCCTTTTTCGCCAACAATAATAGCGCCAACCTTTGTACTTGGATCTTTTGACCAACTTGAAATTTCTTTGGCAAGTTTGAGATAGCGTCTTTTCCATTTTTTATGCATGATAGTTCTCATCTACCATATCAAAATGAGCTTCATAAACATGGAGTGAACCAACTTGCCAATGGATATCGCCAACTTCAACGCGCAATTCTTTAGCAAGATTTTCGAGTACGTATTTCTGCCAAGCACGATCATTCTTATAGCCATAGACGACATCATTGCTTCGCATTTGTACTATACAATCAAGTTTATTATCACGAACTACATATTGAACAGCATTAGTGCACATGAAATCAGACATACCATTACGATCGTAATCATTCCACATTGTTGGTCTTGTATAAATCATTGTTGCTCGACGCGAACGAGGATTATTGTTTAGCTCATTCAGAACGTTTTGATATTGGTCATGGTTCTCTTTAGAGAAAATGCACCAGCCATAGTTACTGTTGATATAACCATCACGATCAGAAATGTCTTGCCAGATTTTTGGAATATTACCAGGAATAGCATTCACATTGAGATCTTGCGAATTATACCATTCAATTTCACGTTCGACATAATCATAATTAACTTTGCCAAAGATTGCATCTTCATCAGCAATAAAAGATGCGCCAACAATTTCAAGTAGTTTAACACCTGTTTTATCAAGTACGAAGTCTTCGTTAAACAAAGCTTCTTGAAAAGTGCTTCTGATATTTTGTACGTTCATAATATAAGTCCTTTTGATTTGATTATGATACTATTATACCATAAAACAACAAGATTGTAAATAGATTTATGAATATAAAGTTTGAACTTTATTACGGAGGCCTGAAGAAGAAAATCGATGATCACGTCCATTAAAATATAATTTGATTCCACGAGTTTGGCAAATAGTCTTGCCAGTAAAATCTTTATCACGGTATTCTTCTCCAAGTATTCTTACGTTAATTGGATAAAGAGATAAGATGTCTTCAAGATCCTGTTCTGTTGAATATGGAATAATTTCGTCAACATATTTTAAAGCATCTAATTGAGTATAACGTTCAACTATTGTTTGGGCAGGTGAATTTTTATCAGATCGATCAATACTTGGATCGACTTGCAAACCACAAATAAGATGATCACATTGTTCTTTTGCTTCGCGCAGCATTTGTACGTGACCCGCATGCAGCAAGTCAAATGCAGACGCAGTAAATCCTATTACTATGCTATTATTTTT